TCGCTCTAACGTCTTTAATCTTTTGAGCGTTAGCCGTCATTGTGAGGAGTTTATCGTTAAGTGCATTTAATACTGTTTTCATTTTTTAGCCTTTTTGCCTTTTATTGCGATCGCATTGCCGCCGGTTGGATGATTAAGTCATCGACTTGGTTTCTATGGTGTTATTATCTCACAACTTGGAATAAATTGCAAGGGTATAGCAAGGAAAAAAGCTAATTTCAGCTAATTATAAGTTTATATGTTACATTTGGTAACAATTTATCAGTTTTGGGAATAATTTAACGTGCATTTATAAAAAATAATAAATTTTCTTTACTTGCGATAATGCTATGATGCGATAGTTTATAAAAATAATAAATTTTCTTTACTTGCGATAATGGGATAATATTTGGTTAACATAATATTCTTAAGAGGATAACCTCGTGATATATTTCAATATAATAAATATTATGTTAACCAAATATGATATAATCGTGGGTATGTGAGAAGGGATTTCGTTATGTCTAAAAAGATATAACGCTTTTTTCATTTAGGTTTATGTCTAAAAAGATATAACGCTTTTTTTCATTTAGTACGTGCCTATCACCACGCTATCATGAGACTATCACCACGCTATCATGAGATTATCACCACGCTATCATGAGATTATCACCACGCTATCATGAGACTATCACCACGCTATCATGAGATTATCACCACGCTATCATGAGATTATCACCACGCTATCATGAGACTATCACCACGCTATCATGATATTATCACCGTGCGTTTATAGACGGCCTAATCGCCGCAAGGCCGAGACAGAATAAAAGGCTTAAATGATTGGCTACGGATAGGCGATGGGGGACTTTGGTGTGCGGCGGGATGGGGGAAAGCATAAAAATTATATATTATGCTAAAAACCTAAACTCTTAATTCTAACTTAAAAAATTATATATTATGCTAAAAACCTAAACTCTTAATTCTAACTTGAATTAGTTACAACGAATACCGCCGACAAACTATTCATATCTCCACGCATCTCTAACGATCTTATACTCTCTATTGCCTCTTATCTTCTCCTTACGTGGAGCACGATAACCACGATAGGGTATTTCGCAACAATAAAGTGCCCTCATACTTTGATCTTTTGCCTCATCAAGAAACATATCGATCATCATATTACTAAAAGCAAATACGTGCTTTCGAGTAAAGCGTATTCTAACTCTAACTTCAACTCCGGAATACACATACCATGATCTCATCATGCTTCTGATTATATTTAGAAACGCATCATATAACAAATTGCTCATTTCCCCACCAAATTGATTGAGATTATTATCTGATATACCATATGCATAAATCGCTATCGCTTTACGACATAAATTATGAGTATTTCCATATCGGTTCATGTACCATAACATCTGTTCTTGGTATGGTGTATGTAGGGAAAAGAAATCAAATACAGCCTTTTGTAGCTGTGGACTTGTCTTTTTTGGGATAAATCCCAATGCACGTAAATCATCTATTTTAGGTGACATATAGTTTTTAAACTTTTTCATGGGTATAATTGTATCAGAAATTCGACCAAAGGGTCATTATGCTACACACTCAAACAGTTCAAGAGATAATCGATATTTTGCGGAGAGATCATCTCCCAGAAGAGTCAACAATGAAGCAGGTGCTATCTGATACTGAGTTTAATCGTGGTCGTGTATCGGCTATCTATGAGTTAGTCGATATTCTTGAGCGACTCATTATTATGGAAGAGGAGGATAACCTTGCTAACATTACAACCCATTGATGACTTAGAGTTTATTACTGAGAAGATGTCGGAGTTTGGTCCACCCTATACTAAAGAAGATATTGATTTGTTCCTAATGGTGCCAAAAACCTGTTTAGGTGTGTACAACTATGCGGGTGTACCTATTGCTTTTGGATGTGTTGTGCACTTAATCGATGGTGATCATATGACTTACTCGTGGCATGATAGTACAATAGCAGGTAAACGGGCCTATGTTAATGGTATCGATGAGTTTTTAACTCTGTATCCTAACCTAAAGTTTGGCAGTTTTGCCAAATCTCTACATATTATTCAAAGGAGAATACGCTAATGTCACAACGTACAAGAATGAAGGAGTACCCTTTGGGGTATCCACATCGAACAAAAGAGTTACAGGATCCTGTATCCGCATTGCTCGTAGCATCTATCGGGATGGCAGGGTATTCCGCATACTCACAATCACAATCGGCAAGTAAAGCACAGGCCGCACAGAATGAAGCTGAACTACGTGCCCGTGAGATTGCGGCTGAGAAGAAGCCGTTAGAAGAATCGGCAACCTTAAAGACAAACGCTATTAATTCGGCAAATAATCTTGGAGCACTTGGGTTACTTATTGCTCCTGATGAGAATATGCGGCCTAAGTCAATGTCACTTGGCGGTAATAAGTCATCAGGGGTAGGCTCTACTACGGCTACCGGTCTTGGGTTTGGAGTGTAATATGGCAAAACAAAAGCAAAACCAAGCCTTATCTGCGCCATTACTCACTCCTAAAGCGTTCTATGCCAAGTATTCTCTTGGTCGGGTCGAGCATGAGAATACTGCTATACGTATTTGTAATGTAACACTGCCTTATATTATGATGCCTCAGGGTGCTTCATCATCAACACAAATGCAAGATAGTATTGCTCAAGCATTTTGTGGTCGTGCGGTAAACTCGTTGAAGGCAAAAATGGGTATGTCATTACTCCCTCCTTCCACTTCAAGTTTCCGACTTGCTCCAGATAAGGACGCTTTGGCTCAAATTACTAACAGCGATGCAAATAAGCAAGCAGAAGTCTATCAAAAGCTATCCGGAGTTACTGCACAGATCAATAACGAGATTGAAGCACAACAAATTCGGGATAAGATGTTTGATCTACTTGCTCAGTTGATTGTTATTGGCTCAGTAGTTATTGAAAAGAAGCCTCAACGTGGGATTCACCTCCACTTTTTACGCTCGTTTACAGTGGATCTCAACGCTCGTGGTGAACCTCGTGGCATTTGTGTAGTTGAGAAGTTGAAGGATTTACCGAAAGGGATTGAAGCAAAGGTAGTTCAAGAGACATATAATCTTTATACCCTTGTGACATGGGATAATATAACTCAGAAGTGGACAATGACTCAATCGATTGAAGATGATATAGTCGGCGAATCTCAACAATTTACAGATGAGGAGTGTCCGTTTAAATATGTTGGATGGACATGGACGGAGGGTGATAAGTATCACCGTCCATACGCAGAAGACTATCTTCCTGATATGGAGCAGTATAATACATTGGCTACATTAGTAACTAAGGGGTCAGTTGTTGCCTCTAAAGTTCTAATCTTCGTTGATGAGAAGGGTAATCGTACTCGTAAGTCTGCTGTTGCTAACTCAGCCAATGGTGATGTAGTAAACGGTCGGGCAGAGGATGTAACTGCGTTCCAACTCAATAAAAACTTTGACTTTCAAGTGCCTGTTGGACGTATGGAGGAGATCAAGAAGGATTTATCTGCGGCGTTTTTAATGAATGAGTCGGTAACTCGAAATGCCGAGCGTGTAACTGCCGAAGAGATTCGGTATATGGCTCAAGAATTGGAGTCATCTTCTCTATCAGGCGTTTACTCTAAGCTCTCTGTCCTTGTATCTAAACAGATAGTGCTTTGGATCATGGCAGAATTGAAGATTAAGTTCGATGCTATAAACGTAAACGTCATTACAGGACTTGATGCACTTGGTCGATCACAAGAATCACAAAAACTTGATGGATTCATGCAACGTATGACCTCTTTAAACTTAGTTCATTGGGTTAAAGAGGAGGAAGTGGTACAACGATATGCGGCGTATGACGGTATTGATGTTACTAATTTGATAAAAACTCCTGATGAGGTCAAATCAGAATTGGCACAACAACAACAACAACAAACAGCCCAAGCAGGGACTCAGGCGTTAGCTGAAAGTGCGGGTAAAACGGCAGGAGCGAATATCGTACCGCAAGGTTGATATAATATGATTTTAATACCCAATTTATAGGAGTTTAGAATGGCTAAAACAAAAGCGGTACCGGTAAAAGACTTAGGTAAGGTTATTATGAAGAAGCCCAATAAGGGTGATGGTAAGCGTGATCCTATTAAAATATACGACTCAGAAGCTTATGCAAAAGCTCTCAAACAAAATAAAGGAAAGTAAATGTCAGAAGAATTAAATGAAAATACTCAAGCTCCAAATGTTGAAGTAGAAGCAAAAGCTACTCGTACCCGTTCTACTGCTCCAACCAAAGTAAAGGAAGTTATTACTCCGGAAGTGGTAAGCACTCGTTCACAGATTATGACGGCTCAAGAATATGCGGAATATTCTAAACGTAATGGTACATTTAATGGTCGTAAGGCAAATGAAAAAACTCAACTTACTGTTGAAGAATTTGTTGTTTTGTCTCGTGATAATTGGACTCCAAAAATGATGATGGAAAAACATGGCATTACTCTTGAGGAACTTCAAGCAGTAGCTTCTCGTGTTCCATTGATAATGCAGTTAAATCGTCCGATTCAAGTAACTGCTACATCAATTAAATGGTAACTGTCATGGCTGATGAAATTACTCCTCCGGTATCCGGAGCAACACCACCAACTGACGGCGGAGTAACACCGCCAATTGATGCCAGTAACTTACCTTCTATGCAACAAGAGTTTCAAGAAGCAATGGGTAAATTTACTATTACCGATGAGTTTGCTCAAGCAAATTTTAAAAATGGTAAACTCTATGGTCGTTTTGATTCAATAGAAGCAGTGCTTAACACTCTTCATGATGTTGAAACTAAATATTCTAATGTTATGCGTGATATCAAGTCGGCTCCACCTGCTTCCGCACCTAATCCACCAGCTCCGGAAGTTCCAATTACTGAGATCGCACAACCGATCATTAAAAAGTACATTGACAATAACTTTAATTATGACGGGATGGATGCTGAGATTGCTCAACTTTCTCAAGAAACGGGTAAAAGTGTCGCTGAGATTAAGTTAGCGGCGATTGAAGCTCGTGAACTTGTTACTAAAGCCCATTCTATCGTAGGCGGTAAGAGCAATTATGATGCTATGATCCAATGGGGTATGGCTAATCTTAATGACTCACAAAAATCAGACTTCGATAAAGCACTTAACTCCGGTATGGGTGAGTACGCAATTAAAGGGTTGTATAATGACTATCAAACAGCACAACAAGCGTCAGGAAATTCCCAACCATCACGTATTGAAGGTGATGGATCGGGATCAATGGGCATTAAACCTTATGGTACTTTTAAAGAATTGGCTGATGACCGTGCTTACCTATCGGGTAAAGGTCGAAACGATACAGCGGCACACGCAATTCATAAACAAAGAATGATGATAACTCCTGATAACGTAGTGTATGGGCGATAAGCCCATACATATCTCTTGACATTACCCCCTCTTTACGTATATAATTTCATCGAACGGGTTGGTTGGGTACGTACCAATCAATTAAATCATACGGTAAGACTTCTCCTACCTCAAGGTCATGGTCTTTTGTGTTGTAACTGATTGGTATACCATGCTAACTGTAACAAAAAACAAAAGGATCCACTATGGCTTATACAGGTGCTTCAACTCCAAACATCGGAACAACATCTGCTGATACACTCAGTCGTGATATTCATGTCGATACCCTTATGGCGTACCAGCGTAAGACTTTGTTCTTGGATAAACTCTATACACAAACAATTCAAGGTGGTACGGGTGCTCAATTTACCATTGAAGGTAAAGAAGACATCGACTCTACTGGAACAGGGACTTACGCCGCAGGTTCTCAAGTAACGATTACTGCGGGAACTCAAGACGATAAAATTATCAATCTTGATCGCCCTACTTACGTTGCTCGCCGTATCGATAAATTTGATGAAGCGGTTGCGAACTATGATGTTATCGCAATGCAAGTTCGTCAAATCGGTACTAAACTCGCAAACGTAATCGACCGTAAGTGTTCTGCGGCTATTGAAGCCGCCTCTCTTGCTACCGGTCTTGTAGGTAATGGTAATGGACACGTTGTTGTAAATACCTCTCTTGAAGGTGGTGTTGCGGCGGCTACCACATCCGAAGGATTGGGAGATGAACTTTGTGAGTCTATCTTTATGGCGGCGGCGAAAATTCGTGAGGCTGACGATATGGGGCCTATTTATGCGGCGGTTAGTCCTACCTCATATTCGTATATCGTTCAATCTAAAAAAGCGATCAATGCCGACTATACAAGTGCGAACGGTGGATATGATTCTGGTACGGTTGCTAAAGTTGGTGGAGTTATTGTTTTTGAAACTAATAATCTTCCTACTACTGCGGGACTTAAAGGGTTGGTATTCTGCGATCAAGCGGCAGGTGTCGTCAAACTTTGGGATGTGAATACAAAAATCACTGAACAAGCCGACTTCCTTGATGCAAAATTGATTACAGCGTACTTCTCTAACGGTATTGCTTCCCTTCGCCCTCAGTGTGCGGTTTCAATCAAGAACGTATAACCGTTTTACTATCATCCCTTTGGGGATGATGGATAAAATTATTATATAAGGACTGAAAATGGCTTATATAGCTGATGAATGGGACTCCTCAAAACTTCTTTTGACGGCAATTAATATCCTTTTGCAAACAATTAATGAGTTACCAATTGAAACAGATACTGATTTAACCAATTCCACTGTTGGTCAACTCGCCGAAATGACATTACTCGAAGTTAAAAAGGCGGTACTCGCTCAGGGATGGAGTTTTAATACTGACAATGGTTACCCACTTCCTCCAGATACATCTGGCATTATAGTTGTGCCTTACAACATTTTAGATATTGTTGCCTCTAACGGTAAGAACTATACAATGCGGGATTGGAAGTTGTATGATAAAGATAACTATACGTTTATTTTTACAGAATCTGTTCCGTGTGATATTACTTGGGATATGGACTTCAATAGCCTCACTCATCCTCTACGCCATTATATTACTATACGTTCTGCTCGTATTTTTCAGGCTCGTACAATAGGGGATCAAGTAGCGTACTCCTATACAGTAAAAGACGAGGAAGATGCTTATCTTTCCGCCCAAGAGAGTGAGTCACGTACTGGAAGATATAATATGCTTACATCTCCTTCCTTTGGGATATTAAACGGAGGTACTCGATAATGGCTTTAGTTCATAATAACTTTCTCGGAGTATTCGCAGGGGTATCTACTCAAGCCATTGATATGCGTTTACCTAATCATTGTGAGGAAATGGTTAATGTTTATCCCTCAATTCAATATGGACTTCGCCGCCGTAACCCGACTATACAGCTTTCTAATTCCATTCTTTCTGTTGATAAGCAGTTCGTTTATACTTATGATAGAGGTTTATCGGGGGAGGCATCGGAGCAATACTTAATCACTATCGATCCGATTAATAACTTGAGAGTACTTAATATTGGAACTGGAGAATATCAAGGAGTTACTTATTCTGGGAATGCATTAAGCTATTTACAAAACTCTAACCCTAATTTAGGGTTTTCAGCTCTAACGATTAAGGATACTACTTTCATTTCCAATAAGGATATTATTCCTAAAATGCAGAATGATTCTGTCGGTGTGATCAATTTTAAAAGTATTAATCTTAATTCGTCAGGATTTTCAAGTAATTATCCTACTATCGATAATGAGTACGGAGATACTACTGTAAAAAGTGGTTATGCCCCTGCACGTATTAAAACATATCAAGGGATATATTCAATATCAGGAATGAGTAAAACATTTTATACGGAGTCAAGCGCAGGCGCAATTACTACAATTACGATTGATTCTGTTAATTATAGTTATATTACTAATGTGAGATCAGATGGTTTTAATATTATTCCTGAAAGTCTATTAGAATACCGATCTAATATTTACTCAATGTTAAGCAACTCACTCGATCCTACTCTATACACGGTTAGACTTGGTATTTCAATGGATATTAAAGTATTTAAAAAAGACGGTACTGCAATATCTCTGACCGCCACTGTAACATTTCCTGCCTCAGTTGATATCCTCCCATTAGCCTTAACATCACTTACCGCTATAACACTTAAAAATTCTGACTCTTGGCACACGGGTATCCCAGTTTTTAAAACACCTCCGATTACCTATTCATTTAAAAATGAATATAATATTGGATCAACTACCATTTCATCTGTAACATCGGGTACATCAAGTGAGAATATTGAGTTGGTAACTAATACTTATGATAGTGATGCATTTATATGGTTTAAATCAGCATCCGTAGACAGTACGTTCCCCTATACCTATACTGCTACTATCTATAACTCAAGTGGGGGTGTGGTTGGCACACATAGTTATGCGGCAGTAGATACCGATGCTATCGCTACTAATTTTGCAACTTGGGCAAATGGATTATCCGGTTATACGGCTATAAGTAAAGGCTCTGTTACTAAAATCACTCGCACTGATCATACTGCCTTTTCCATCGTTGTATCTGATACTTATGGAAGTCAAGCAACCTCAGCATGGAAAGGATCAGTTACTACGATGGGGGATCTACCTAAGCACTTTCCATTTAAAGACACAATTGTTAAAATCGATGGTGTCCAAAGAGCAGACGATATCGCTTATTGGGTTAAATATGATGGCAATACTTGGATAGAGTGGCGTGACCCAAATATCGATTTTGTAATTGCTAAAGATACCATGCCACATAAACTTACTCGTAATGCTGATTTTAGTTTTACACTAAGTGCAATTGAATGGGATGATATGCTTGTCGGTGATGGGGATACTCAATCCACCCCTAACTTTATTGGTGAGCCTATTCAAGATATCTTTTTTATCAATAGTCGATTAGGATTTTTGACAGCGAATGGTATTACGCTCAGTCAGCAAGATAAGTTTACTAATTTCTTTCGTACTACGATTTTAGATTTACTTGATGATAGTCCAATTAATACCTTCATTAACAGTGCTAAAGCCGTTGGGCTTCGATATGCCGTTGAATTACAAGGATATATTATTCTATTTGGGGATAAGCAACAATTTGCTATCGATGCTACTCATGCTATAAGCCCTAAAACAATTTCAGTACAATCTGTTTCAGGATATGAAATTAACCGTTTTGTTAAACCGATATCGATTGGTGATAGTATAATGTTTGTAGTACAAAAGGGTGATTATAGTGCCCTTATGGAAATGAATAAAAATACTCTATCATTAAATATTAAGGCTGAGGATGTATCCTCCCATGTTACTGGTTATATTGATTCAAATATAACACAGTTAATTGGAAGTCCACGTAATGATTGTGTATTTTTACGAGGGAATAAAAATCCAAAATCCATCTATGTATATAAATTTTATTCTGAAAAAAATGTAACTTTACAAAAAGCATGGAGTAGATGGGAGTTTGCTATGGATATCTCATCGATTTTTAGTTTTGATCGATACCTGTATCTATTTGGTAATCGTTATATAACTGATGTTATAACCGAATCATCTTTTGAACAGATGCAAATTGAGTCTTATGGTATAAACGCCTTATATAAAGATAACGGCGCATATGATTACGTAAGTTTTGTAGAGTTATCTGAATGGGCAATCGCTCCGGCAAGAGATAACGTAAAAGAAATTCGTGGAACCCTACTTTTAAAAACAATCGAGATATCTTCGAGTGAGGGTAGCGACTTCTCTTTAAATATCATTGATAAAGAACGGGGTAAAGGTCGCTCGATACCATCAATTTACACTGTTAACCGTAAGCCCTATCTCTCTGGTACTTCTAAAAATACACGCATCATTATTGATTCAGTTGGGGATATCGGTTTTCAAATAAATTCAATTTCTATTGAAGGTCAATATAACACCCGATCAAAAAGGGTATAATATTATAATCAGTTAAAGGATATACTATGGCAATTCAGAGTTCATTTTATAATGTTGATGGAGCAACTCGGACTTACCCATCGAGTAAACATATTGCTACAAAACAGAATGTATCAATTTGGTTTAAACAAAGAGTCGATAACGTATGGGTACATATTGACCCTACGCTGTATTCTCTTGTAGAGAACTCCATAATTTTTATCACCGCACCAGATATTTCACTATACTCAGAATTGGAAGTACGGGTGGCTGATACCTATGAAGAACTTGAGGAAAGCCCCTCAGCTATAACATTAGTATCAGGTGCGTTAGGTGATATTACCTCTGTTGTATCTAATCTCCCTATAATTAAGACTGTTGCTGATAATATCTCAACACTAACTGAGCTTAGTAACTCTTTAATTTCGGATTACTCTCCATCCCCTGCCTTTAAAAAGTATGGTGGTCAGCTCGATAAACTTGCGAACGAGCTATCAAATCCATTATGTCAATATTTAGGAATAGTTTTTATAGGTGACTCAATTACTTGGGGAAGAAACTTACCTGATAATGCTGTTTATGACCCTAGAGATGGTACATTATCTGATCCGAGAGACATTTATGCGAGTGGATCGTTCGTAAATAATTTCAAACGATTTATTGGATCTGAATATTTTGAAAATGTATCTCCAACGTTATCAAATTTCCCTGCCTCTACATCAGGGGAAGCTATCGCTGAATTTAATAAAAGCTATGTTTTATACCCAAATGGAGATCCATTTTTTTCATATCGAGCAGTAGGGACATCATTATCCCTTACTGAGGTTAAAAGTACGGCAGTAGCATCCACAGGGTATCAATTGCAACTTGCTGATGGTAATGGATCTGGTACAAGTTATCATGAGATATCATTTACTTTTACCGGAACTACTTTTGATTTTCTTTATGGATGCGTAAGTTCAAATGCGTGTGATTATGAGTTGTTTGTCGATGGAGTATCACAGGGTATATTCAAAACTGATGCAAGTAATGGGGGAGTGGAATTAACAAATGACAACGTGCGTACCCATACTTTTAACTATATACACAATAAAGTAATTACTATCAGAAGTAATCGTGTTGCATATCCTACTTCTACCCGTGTGCTTCGCATCACTGCGATTAGAATCAATAAGAAAGTGCGAATAACTAATCAAGGGATTAATGGCAGTTCTACTAACAAATACTATCTCTATAACTTATTGGGAAATTATGGCGATGGAGTGGCTGTTCAATCAAATGATCAATTTGTATTTGTAATGTTGGGCACTAATGATAGGGTAATTACCGATACAACACCTCATGGCATATCAGGATTTAAACGAAATTTAAAACCTCTTCTTGATAACTTAACTTCTATTTCTGACATAATACTAATGTGTTCTCTCCCTGCGGTAAATGAAAGTTCGCTTACATATTCATTTACTATGGGACAGTGCAGAGATACCCTACTATTAGAGGCTAAATCTCGATCATTAGATTTTATTGATAACTATTCGATATTTAATAACTTGGATTTGACAGGTGTAACTACTGATGGCCTTCATCCGAACTTGATCGGTCATGCTATCATTAGCCGAAATATCATAACTTCAATGAGAGGAGTTTAATATGCCACAAAATAATCCAGATAATTTTCCACTCCTAACTTGGGTATGGGTACTTGGTATGTCAATTTTTGGAAGCATTGTACGAACAATTACGATGCAGAATGAACCATTAGCTGGATGGAGATTAGTTCGGAGATTAACCGCTAATGCTGTTGTTTCCGTATTTATTGCGATTATCACTGCGGCACTATGTGTATGGGCTGATATCCCATTTTGGTTAATGGTAGTGTTCATTGGACTAACTTCACATATGGGGGCACCCGTGCTTTTATTGGCTGAGGATAAATTCATTCAATACGTAAAATCAAAAAAGATAGGAGATCAATAATGAGTGCAAAATGGGTTGAAGAAGCCAAAAAGTTCATAGGATTAAAAGAGATTAAAGGCGATCAAAACGCACCTGAAATTGTTAAGATGTGGGCTGATATCAAAAATAGTGGGGTTAAAGATGATGAAACTCCTTGGTGTGCCGCCTTTGTTGGTGCTTGTTTAGAGCGAAGCGGAATTAAATCAACCCGTAGCGGTGGCTCACAATCTTACTTAAATTGGGGAGAAGTATTACTCCATCCGATTAAAGATTGTATTGTAGTTTTTAAACGCAATGGGGGTGGTCATGTTGGTTTCGTAGTTGGTAAAGATGAACATGGGAATATTATGGTTCTCGGTGGTAATCAATCCGATGCAGTCAATATTAAGGCGTTCGATCCGACTCGTGTCGTTGGGTATAGATTTCCTCTTGGAATTGCTCATTCAACACCGAGTGAACTTCCATTACTTGCAAGTAATGGTGAACTATCTACAAATGAAGCATAGGAGTAAGACATGGCAATATCAACATTAACACTCACAAATACCCCTCAATCGTTTAACGGGGCTTGTACTATTAAACCGACAAATAATTTTCTTTACGGCTTTGGGGCTTCTCCAAGCACGTTTTACCCATTTAGACTTAGTTATGAAACACCTGAGTTTGTTTATGATGGTTTGCAAGGGGTTATCAGTTTTAAATTAACCTCAAATTTTGAACCATGTGTTCTAACAATTACGCCAAATTTTTCAATAGATGCTGGATTCATTAAACTTGAACAATATAAACAAGATGGTGAGACAAACTACAATCTTGCTTATGATCGTGCAAGAGCTGAATTTAAACCGATCGTACTAACTCCGAATACTAAATATAACTTCGATGATTACGAACTAAAGATGGCGGCAAATATAGATATTGTAGGGGATAAAACTTCAATCTTAGAATTTAGTTATCCAAATGGTTCGACAAAAAAAGCGATTTGGCAAGCAGGTATGGCAATACCTCATGGGTTCCGTTTGCATATTAAATGTACAGGATTCTCAGGTGGTTGTCTTTATCGTAATTCTGAGTATGTTGCATATTCAAGAAATGAGGCATCCAATACAACTCCGTATTTAGCAGATAGCTCTTATAGATACTTGTATGCTGAAAATATTCACTGTGTTCTATTTGATTCTAATAGAACTGCCGATATGTCATGGACGGGTAATGCTAATAATACGGCATCATGCATTATTAACGAATCAACAGGTATGGATGGGGGACTTTGGGGGCACGGTGCTGAAAATATTACCGTGCAAGGAAAAATCTATAAAGTAGTCAATAATATTATTGACGATAAGTACCCTGATGGATATAGCTATCCAAGTGGAAAATCAAGAACTCAATCATATGTAAGCTCAGGTAGATATGTGAATTTGACTGCATATGCTCCTATTTATGGTGTGTTCAATGATGTTAAAAATTCAGGGGGATCAGCCGCATATATCGCAGGGGAAATTGCGGGTAACGTTTATATTGAATTGCAATTACAATCAGTTACTGACTATACGAATGGAACATGGGAATCTCGTAACATCGCATATGAAAACTGTGGTCATAGTAACCTTTATATTGCTGAAAAATGGTGGGATTTTGCAGTGCGTACTGGAATTGACCCTACAACAGGACTGCACTATAAACCATTCTCTGTTGGAAATGAAGGTGTATCATTAGGATTAAATCCATGTAGTGATCTAAACTTTGTAACTGTAACAGATTATGAAGACTATATTGACTTTAGAGGTGAGTATAAATTTGGTGCATATAACCAAAATGGAACAGCCGTCACCGTCAACGAAGTAGGACATGGTTTAACAAATGGCCAAAGTTATGCCTTTTATAAATCAACAGGATCCTTTACCTCAGGGTATTTTACAGTTACCGTGGCAGATGCTAATAATTATTCATTTACACATACCGTATCAACTGGAGCAATATCAGGTATACTTAAACACAAAGGGATTGATACACCAACATTGCGTAATGCGGTACAAGTAGGAATGAAATCAATCAACAATGCGTATGGAAGTGATGTAACTACTCAAATTCAAATTGGTATAGACTTAATCGGAAGTGGTGCGGGAGGTTACTTTACATATAGTGATATGTCTAAACTAATGGTTGGATGTAACTATCTACTACCTATGAATAATACAACAGCACGGCAATTTGGATTATACAAACATAGTGCTAATGCACCTGCGTTCTATATTCAAGTGATTGGATTATATGAAAATCGTAAGCTTTTAATAGCTACACCACTTACTTCCGGAACAACTGCTACGAATACTAATAAAAGCTATGGAGTAGCTTTTGCAGTGATTGGTACAAATGCAGCTGGAATGGTATCAGCAAATACCCTACTTAATGGTAACTTTTGGACTAATGCTGATGGTTCACCATATGCAATCGGGTATGCTGATACAAAAGCAGGGTTATTAGGTTACGCAACATATTTAGCAGTGCTTGATGCAGACGTAGCAGATGGTAAAACTCAAATGGTTACTGACTTACTCGGTTATCCTAATGGTGTATTGCTTACACATAAAACCGGTACTGGTTGGGTTGATGGTAATGGTATTGCTCTTGTTGGAACAACACTGGTTGAAACTAAGTATCGAAAATCTGTAACAACATTAGCGGCGGTGACAGCAACTGCGGTTTACTCATGCCCAATTGCAACATTTAGAAGTATTAACGGAGTAATTCAAGTCGGGGATGGTACTAACTTTGCTAAATATACAGTTAATGCAATACATAATGGTACTACTGCTTCTGGTTCAGTTACGCAAACACAATTATTAGGTACAAGCCCTTCATCATTTACAGTGGACGTTAATGGAGGAAATCTTAGAATTATGGCGACCCCCGCAAGTTCGACTACCACAACGTATAAAGTTGATATTAATCCTGAGTATATTTAAAGGAAAATGACATGAATTGGTCAGATGTAACAAATTTTATAGGCGGGGCGGCACCCGTTGTCGGAGGACTTCTTGCAGGTAAAGCAGGGGAAGCTGTTGGAACTATCGTTGCCAAAGCATTAGGCGTGGAAGATAAACCTGACGCAGTTATTGATGCATTGAAGAATAGTCCTGATGCAATCATCAAAATCAAAGAATTAGAAAATTCTAAAGCGATCGCAGATATGGCGAATCAGCTTGATAATAAAAAGGCTGATTATGCTCATGACGAAGCGTATCTTACTGACGTAAGTAATGCTCGTCAGATGCAAATGACCGCCTTGAATCAAGAGGATATATTCTCTAAACGATATGTATATTATCTTGCGACAGCATGGAGTGTATTTGCGTTCTTGTATATTGCATCTGTCACGTTTGCAACTATTCCTGCCGCAAATGTACGAATAGTGGATACGGTACTTGGAGTATTGCTTGGAACGATTATCGGTACCATTATGAACTACTTCTTTGGAAGTTCCCTTGGCAGTAAGACTAAAACCGATATACTTCAACGATCAAACCAAAATAAGGAGGTATAATATGGCGTGTAAAACTAAAAGTAAAAAACCTACTAAGAAGTAATTAGCAGTGCTCTTATATAGAGAGCACTACTAATTAAATAAAGGAAAGATTATGGCAACAATATCACCATCACCATATGGTGCCGGAGCAGGTGCTGGTATCGCTATGGTATCGAATTTCCTATCAATGGGCGCAAATAATAGATCAATTATAAATCAGATAAAACGTAATGGAGACTTACTTGCCATTGAAACCCGTGCAATCAATCAAAATCATGAACAACTTGATCGAGAGTTAGGGGATATTCTCAGTGCAAATGCTATGAGTACTGCTAAAAATATGGCAACTGCCTCTGTAATGATGAGTATGTCAGGAACTACCGGAGGATCTACGGCTCAGGTGTCTAAACAAGCACGTATTGATCAATTAAAAACAGAAGCCGATATAATCGCTCAAGCCCGAAATAGTGACATTGCATTATTAAATAAGCAATTATCAGCACAGATTAATTTCCGTAATCAAGCTGATTCGGTCCGTAGCCAAATGGCAAGTCCTCTCGAAGCACTCATGGGATCTATAAGTGCAGGGGTAAGTGGAGCTTCTTCCGGTATGCAGTTTGAAAAGAATTTAACTGACGCACTTCCTAAAAATTTTAATTTCGGTGATTCTATTTTCAAAATGTTTGGTACTACTACACAGTTACCATCTATAAATTACCAACAATAAGGATATACAATGCCCGATTTCTTAGGTAAAAGCCAAGTACAAATAAACCCCGTAGCACCTGAGCGAGTACAGAATTTAGGTAATGACTTACTCAAAATTTTTGGGTCAACAAATGATGCCCTTAAAACCTATAACCAAATAGGTGAAACAGCGGCCTTAGTCGAATATCGAGATACTGCCGCAAATGTTAATACAAATATTGAGAAATTGAAACAGCAATCTCTTGAATTAGCTCCAGATGATGTGGAAGGTCACCAAAATATTTATAATATGATTGATCAACAACGATCAGTATTTACAAATAAACTTGCAGATTTTAGTGGTCATACTGCCGCTTATGACAAGTTCGCCGAAGGGGCGGCGGTATCCACTGAAGGTATTGAGCGTGACCTTACCCAATACAAAGCTAAAGTAATTGAGGCTACGCAACTTAAAGAGAAAGATTCCACTACCCAAACCGGTGAGGCATTATCGCTCTCAGCTACTCCGGAGGCGTTCACTGCTTCGCTTAAAGCTCTCGAAGGAGTGCATTTATCGAATAAAGATGCTTTAAGTCATACTCAAAATGCTATGTTTAATCCGGCGTATGCTAATATGGTAATCAATGTGGATTCTCAAACTAAAAATATTGAGAAGGAAGTACTTGGAGAAGATGGTTATCCTACGCTTGATAAGATTGCTTCGTTTGGAAATGAAAAAGTTTTGCAAAACTATCCACTTGCAAAATTGGTTATTAATACTGATGATAATGGGAACAAAACTTTAGCTGTTGATTCACCATTTACAGAAGAGCAAAACGCTAAAATCGTTGGGTTATTTAATCAATATCTAAATATGAAACCAAAAGCAGGGGATGGGTCATATCCCTATTATTATTTGAAAAGTACCAGAGCGGCTGTTAGTACTGCACTTGCATCGATTAAACCTGATATGCCTCCTAAACAAGTGGAAGCAATCTATTCCTCAGCCCTAAAGCAGTTTGATGATCTGATGGATAGTGAAGACGCAAAACACGTTAAGCTTGGTGATCCTCAACTTGCAGAGTTCGGGCAAATTTGGGCGGATATTTATACCTCCCGTGCTAAACAACAAGCGATTTACTCTTATGTAAACGCAGGGAAAACTTTAGCTGATGCACAAGCAGGGGGGCTTACCTATGAGGTAAAAAATTCTGCACAATGGATCTTCCCTAATCAAGATATTAAGTCTACTAAAGGTCAAATATCTCCCGAAGAGTTTAAAGCGAGTTATAAGTATATTGATGTTGAAGCCCAGAAAGCATTTCAAAATGGCGATGTGGCAAAAGCACTGCTATTATCTCGTGCATATATTTCCAAAACAGAGGAACCAAGTACTATCTATACCTCATTTAATAATGTAGTTAATGGAAGGATTTCACCTCCGGCTACCGTCCAAGGGTTATCAGGAATTAAAACTATGTCCGATATCATGTATAATAACGGGGAGATACCTGAGGATAAAAATACTGTTATCTCACGGGCTGTTAATGGTGCCTTATCCCAAATTAAAGATCCTAAATCTACAACTATCACCCCCGATGCTATGGTTAGTTTTAGTGACGGTATCGCTCGTACTGCCAATCTTACTTTTGGGGCCTCACAATATGAGAAGAAGATTATTGACACAGTAAAAAACCAACCGTGGTTTAGCACGGCTTCTGTAAATTCAGACGTAATTGGTCAAACTGTACACTCATTAATTGTTTCCGGAAAAATGCGAGTTGGTGATGATCCTACCGCAGTAGGTAAATTGGTATATCAAAGCCTCGGTGAAACTGTCGGTGGTATCCTCATTCCGAGTCTTGATGGGTTAGACAAGAAGCAGTTAAAAAATGGTATGGATAAATTGCTTGATGATCGTAGTAAAAAATTAAATATCGAAATACCTCGTAATGCTAAAGATTTACAGATTAGAGTTAATTCTACTGCAACCGGTTACGTGGTACAATATCGATTACCCAAGGGAAATTGGTCGCCAGATCCCATTTATATCACTCCTAAGCAGTTAAAAGAAGCAAATGAAAAATCAAATGCTCCTATCGAATACAAACCAACGGGGGCGATACCGATCCTTGCCCCATAATAAAAGGACATTAAATGGGTTTTTATGAAGATAATCTAAACGCAGTTAAACAAGCAACGGACTTTAATCCTAAGACAAATACTGTAAATCCTGTTAAAGCCTCAGCTATCACTAAAAATGCCGCAGACACTTTCAAAAATGGTACTCCGGAGAACGCACAATATAAAGCTGAGATGGCGGATTATTCTTATCAAGCCGAACAATTTTTTGCAGGGCAGAAGAGAGATCAAGCCCAAATCGTGCAAAATCTACAAGATGTAAAAGATGCTAAAGATAACTACTCTGCAAGTTTCGGGGATAAGTTAGATGCAATGCTCAAGACAGCCTATGGAACATCCACTGCCGCAAAGACTATTAATCGAGCGGTAATGTCTGCTTATGAGCCAAATGATACAACTGACACCGAGTTTAGTAAAAGTAATTCTTTCGATTATCGCTATAACCAATTAGTTCAAGAAGGTTTACCAACAACTACCGCTAACTTACAGTTACTCTCAGAAGCTAAGAATAGAGATAATTTTGACTTCTATCTTCAATCGATTAAAACTGATACTGAGTTTGAACGTAGTAGTCGATTACTCAGTCAGGGTATGGAGAAGTCTGCAATGATCGCAGGTGCATTTTCCGATCCCACATACCTCATGTACCCTCCGGCAAAACTATTCCAAACTTTACAGGGAGCAACTCGTTTAGTTGCTTTTATGGGAACAGATGCGGCTATGCAGTTTGCGTTAGCTAACGCTCGTGATGTAGGGTCACCTGAGCGTGATACTATGGATACCGTCACTGATATGGCACTTGCAGGTTTGGCTAACACTTTCTTTGGTATGCGACAACTTAATAAAATTGATGAGAGTCTAACCCATGATCTTGGGTCAACCGTAGTTGATACAGCTAATGCAGTACACGTAAATAGTATTTTAAAACCGGAGAAATATGATTTTAGTACGAACTATAACTGGAGCACCGTAAAACAAGAGCTATCACCGGCGGAGATGTACAGAGCGAGAGTAGCTAATGAGGCGACAACAACTTTAGATCGTGCGGCAACTATGGATTTCTCAAGAGATAATCTCCAACAGATTATTAAAGATTTTAAAGAAGCAAATAAACCACAGTTAGTTCCACAAGAATTAAAACTCACCCCTGAAATGAGAATGGCAAAAGAAGCTGAGGCGGCTAAAGAGATCAAAGATTTTCAAGTCGCCAAAGAAGCGGAACTTACTGGTAAAATTGAAGCAAGTGGGCTAACTAAAGATGCGTTTATGGAAGTCTATAATAACTTAAATAAAGATGTACCCGAACTTAAAGATATTATCCGTAATACATCAGGGAACGTTACAGCTCAAAAATCACTTATCGATGACATCCTACCAATTATCGACCATATTGGTAAAGTATCTCCTGAGGCAAAAGCATCGTTACAAGCTGAGATAGAGAAGGTTTTAGACCTGAATACTAAAGCGAGTAAAGTGGTCACTAAGTCAGAACGTGAACTTGCTTTTCAAAAAGGTAAGCCCTCTTTTAACCAAAAGACGAAAGTGTTTGATAATCTTATCAAAGGCTCATTTGATAAGGTAAAAAAATCTTTTAAAGAAGTGACCGATTATAAAGCCCTCAAACCATTATCCGAGGGTGGAGCACTGACAGCAAAAGAGTTAAAGTATTTAGAAGATACTCGTACAGCAATCAAGTCTCTTGAAGAAAAATTGAGTATGGCTAAAACCGAAAAATCAGTACAAGTCATCCATGAGAAGTTATTAAAATTAGACAATTCTGAATCTAATCTACTCTCTAAAACTGATGAGTTTAATGCCCGTAGAAAAAACTCTGTTGAGTTCTCACTTTCTAAACAAAAAGAACTTTATCAACGTATGGCATCGGCTATGGATGAGTTAATGCATGAGGCGAATCAACAATTTAGAAATGTATTTCTTGATACCTTTGCTTCTCCAATTGAGAAAAAACTTTTCACAGAGAAATTGACAAAAGACCTCAGCTCAGTATTTGGACAAGAAATCACGGTTATTGAAAAAGATGGTAATCTGATGATAAAAGGGAATATCGAATTCAAAATAAAAGGCGACTACGCCTATCTTGGTAAAAATAAAATTATGTTGGCAACACTTTTAGCCATAGGTGGGAGTAGTGCGGCAATGGCAGATGATGGGTCAGTTCTTAGTCTAAGTAATGTAATGCTTTTACCATTTATTCTTGCAATGGGGGCAGTTGGTTTTAATGCTTTTAAAGAAGTCAATGGGTTCAAAGGTATTATTAATGAGACAGCCAAAAAGGTAAAGGGTATCCAAGACTTAGCTATATTCCAATCGAGTGATAAGGGTAAGGCACTAACTGAATTACGGAAATCGGTTGTTGATATTGCGAATATCGGAGCAATCAACTCAATGGCATATGTTATGAAGAAGGGGTCACAGTTATCTAAAGACCTTGCACAACGGTTAGGATTTGATGCCGTTAATGCCCAAAAAACATTAGATGCTATGCGAGCACGAACTATTGCAGTGCGTAACGATGTTGAGAACTTTACTATTGCAGAAGATACTAATTACAAAGACTGGTTGAAAGAAACTAACCAAAAAGAATCAGTGATTAGTCCACTTCTATCCGGTGGGATGGAAACAGAACTTCGAGAAAAATTCTTGAATGAAGTAACTGATCATATTGAGTTTGGTAAATCGACTTCCGATGCTGTTAAAAAACAAGCTAAAGTATTTTCAGATATCATGTATGCTAATGCGAAACGGGCTGTTGAAAATAAAATTATTGGCTTCACCGATGGTGTTATCAATAAGATCAGCAACTATGTACCACGGATCCCGAACTACACTAACGTCCATGAAATTGTTGTATCTGGAGGTAAAGAACAACTTATCGAACAAATCGCTAATTGTATCGCCGCACCAAAAGGAGTTCCGGTTGAAGATATGTATGATCTTGCAGAAAAACTTGTTAATGGTTATGCGAGTGTTGAATTTAGAGGGGTAAGTAATATTGCACGTATCGATGATATTATTAAGGCTATGAAAAAGGCAGGGTTCGATACTACCGATATTGATAGCAAAGAAGTTGCCGCTACTCTACGAAACAATAATGACGCAATCAGTCGTGGAAAGTTTCGTATTGAAATGGATCTAAGTAAGTTCAAACCATTTACTGTAACAATCGGAGGGGAAGAAAAACTCATCAATCTCAATAACATTTATGAGAGAAATGCGGGAATTATTAACCAAGCTCACTCATCAAACATTAACGGTATGATTGCTTTAAAACGAGCAACGAGAGGTATGGAGATTAATGGAGAGATTATACATGATGGTATCGAGTCTGAATGGGGGGTTCGTAATTTGATCTCGCATGAGATCGATAGGGATACCCAATCTATTTTAACAAGCTATCTTGATTATATTATGGGGTACGCATTATATGATGTTAATTCCGCTGGATCTAAATTTGTAAATAATCTACGTAACTTATCCTACGCCTATTTAGTCCCAACACAATTTAATATGGTATCAGAAATGGCTACTATGACTCAGCATATGCTTGAAAGTAGTTCTGCGTTTAAAGAGGGAATGAACCATTATACAAATATTTTACGTAGAATGTTTGGGCAAGATGTTAATACTACGGCACTTGCTAAAGAGTTTCATGGGCTTCTTGGTTATGGCTCATCTGGAGCAAGACGAGAAGAATCGATTAAAAATATTGATGGTATATACAATGTATCAGAAGAAACAGGCCATACACCAATCGATAAGGTTTCTAATTTTACTAAATATATTACACTTAAAATGTCAGGATTAATGCACGCTGATGATGCAATTAAAGACGTTGCCTCAATCTTCAATGGTGAGCGTGTTGCCAAATTTGTAGAGGGTAAAATTACTATGTCACCGAATCGTTTAGAGCGATATGGGATTGATCAAAATTTTATTGATATGTTCAAAGGTAAAATACCTTTAGATAAAAATGGAAATCTCGTAGAAGGATTTAGTAATGGGTGGAGTCAGGATATGCGTGATGCTTATGCTAATGTAGTTGGACGGATGGTAATGACAGATAGCCCAGAGGCGGTGTTATCGTCATTACCCCACGGGGCAGTCACATCTGATGCAGGTAGACTTCTCTATTTTATGACATCATTTACCGCACAATCATGGACTACTAAAGTTTTGGCAGGTATGAAATATCCTGATATGCGCTCATTTGCAGAAACAAACGTTTATTTTCTTGGAACATATGCTGGTTTATATGCTAAAGATCAACTCAGTGGAAAAACTAAAAAGAAAACACAGAGTGACCTGATTTATCAATCACTTATGATGATGCCTATCGGTGCTCCTTATGCGATCGCCTCTATGGTATCTGACCCAATGGCGGCAACTATTATTCCTGATACCTTTAAAAAATTTGATAGAGCAGGGAAGTACCTAATACAATGACAAAAGCGGAAAAACTACAAATGTTAGATGAAGCTGTACTCGATAAAATGATTGGGTATCTTCAAAGTAATCAAGTTGATATGATCAAAGAGTTAGGCACTGCGGTACAATATCTAAGAGCGAATCAAGTTGTCGAGCCACCTTCAAGAGGGGAACTTGATCCTATTGAAGCTCGAAAGCGTAAACTTGAAGAAGTTAAAAAAAGACGAGAGCGACAAGATCAAGAGGACGAGTTTTTACAATGAGCAAATACAATAAACAATATTATATAAATCGATCTGAAAAAGATAGTTGGGGAAAACATTATGAGGATGACAAATATTATGATGATAAAGATTTGTATGATAGTTTTATTTGTTTTGTTCACTATTCTTTCGCTTATCTAAACCTACCGGCACCATCCCGTGCCCAAATAGAATTAGCAGATTTCGTTTCTGATAGCTCTAATCCTCACCGTATGCTTCAATGTCTTCGGGGATTATCAAAGTCACTCATGGCAGAGCTTTACACCGTATGGCGGCTTTTAAATGATCCAGATGAGCATATCCTTGTTATGTCATCTACCGGAGGTCGTGCTGTAAACTTTACTCAATTCGTGCAAAAGCTACTTACTCTCCTTCCAGTATGTAATGGAATGCAACCTCGTCATAATAAAGAGAGAACTTCTGGTCAATCATTTGACATCGCAGGTGCCGCACCATCAGATAGTCCATCTGTTTATGCAGTTGGTATCGGAAATCAAATTACCGGTATGCGGGCAACTCTTGTTATTTATGACGATATTGAAACACCTCAAAATGCTCAGTCAGCAAACTCACGGGATAAAATTGATTACTACGCTTCCGAGGGGGCGAATTTACTTATGGCGGGTAGGGATGAAACAATTACCCTCTGTACCCCACACTCGATGGACTCAATCTATATTGATTGGATCAATGAGAAAGGCTTTAAACCGTTAATCATACCGGCAGAGTATCCAGAAGATATCAGTATCTATAACGGATACTTAGCACCCTATATTCTAAAACGATTAGAAAATAACCCTGAGTTAGTTGGATCGAATGTTGATGAGCGATTTACGTTGGCCGTACTTGCTAATAAGAAAATGAAGATCGGTAAGTCACAATATAAATTGCAATATCAACTTGATGTAAGTGCAAGTGATGAGCTTAAACATCCATTAAAACTATCAGACTTTATTGTTATGGACGTTGATAACGATGATGCTCCGGTAAAAATCTCCCCTTCGTCAATGCATGAGAACCGAGTACTCATTAAACATAATGGCTTCAATACTGATAAGCTCTACGCCCCTTCCTTTATGAGTGAGCAGAGGGTTGATTATAACTATCGAGTAATGGCGATTGACCCATCTGGTCGTGGGGCAGATGAAACAGGCGGAGCACTTGGTTTTACACTTGGTGGTCGTATCTTCCTTAAAAAATCAGTAGGATTTAAAGGTGGCTATGAGTACGAAACTCTTAGACAAATTGCTCAGATGTGTTCTGACTATCGAATCGACTATCTCGTAATTGAGGATAACTTTGGTGATGGTGCTTATGGTAAAATGATGGAGCCAATCTTGAATAAGATATCCCCAAATACTAAACTTGAAGAAGTACACGCTATCGGTAGAAAAGAAGTACGTATTATACGTACTCTTGAACCGGTATTGAATCAAAGAAAACTTGTTGTTGATAAAAAACTTCTTGATGATGACACGCTGGGAAATGTTGTAAACTCATTGACCTATCAACTCACAAGAATTACCGAAGAACCAAAGTCACTTCGTCATGATGACCGGTTAGATGCTTTGGAAATGCTTGTAACATTTGTACTTGGATTAGAAAATTTTGATGAGGACGCTCTTTCTAATCGTTTGGAGGATGAAAAATTGGAAGAGGATCTTGCAGAATATATGCGAATGTTTGAGTTACCTTATGGTGGTAATATGAATTATGGATCTAAATATTAGAGTATACCATTTTTAGTTAGCCATTCTTTAGCTTCTCGATATTGTTTCATATACTTGAAGACTTCCTGTTCTTTTTCATATTTAAGAGCGGCCTCTTCTGCTTGATTTAGTGTGTTATACACCCCTATATGTACTCCGTACTTACGTACTCTAAATCTAATACCCTGTGGGTATATACCCTTTATTCTCATCTATAATCTCCTTAAAAGTCATGCGGCCTACCGATAAAACCCATGACCTGACTTTATCTGCACTCAGAGTAAATATCAAAGCTATGATATGTCCTTTAAGTTTTCGGTATATTTGGTGGGTTTCCCCATATTAAAATTGTGGATAAATTACTTATCCACATAAGGCACTGCTAACAATGCTTCAAGCATATCTGCCCATATATCAGTATTAACATTATGATATTTGGAATTTTTGTATTCCAATGCTATAGATATTGCTGAGTTTAAATCAAAATTTTTCGTGCTAATACGCCCTCTTGTCTCGATACTCTTTGTTGATCGAATAACTTTTAAAGTTTTCGATGGTAGGACTCTGTTCAACATAGAAATATATTTAGCCGCTGTTGTAGGCTCCACCCCGTTATCAATTAAAGTATAAGTATTAATTAACATTGTCTCTCCAACTCAATATCGATATCTACGATGAAACTTAAACAGCACATTGCGTGGGCTAAATGATGTAATGACGTTTCGTTATCTTTAATATCACCCATTCGATACGCACTAATATGTCTTAACGCCGCATCGATATAGCGATTTAAGTTTTCACATTTACGCCAATTATCAGGGCTGTACTTACGGGCACCGAAATTCAAAACCTTCACCATTTCTTGCTCTGCAATTGGGGGAATTAAACTATATTGTAATTTATTTGAGTCATCTTTAACAAATGGCTCGAAATCTACTTGGTCGTTAATTATTTCTAATGATGGTTTTTTACTAATTACCATTGCTGTTACATATGGACTTTTACAATAGGTGCAACGTATTCCGTTATCCTCACTACTGCTAAAAATAGCCCCGCATTCACACTTGTATGTCATGCCATATCCTTACTACTTAATTCCTTATCATCGATAAGGATAACTGTCGTGTTAATACCATTTTGTTTTGGTATTTTTAATTCTAAACAATCAGTAAACGCCAATTGTTCACCCCTTGGAAGAAACTCAATAGCTTTTTTTAAAAGCTCTAATCTCCCCCGATCCCTAAATTGTTTTACAATTTGAGCAGTTGTCATTGTAGATGTAAAACCCATGATTACTTTAGCTACTTCTTGTACTTGCATTTACCAATTTTCTCCTGATAGAATTTAATGGCTTTCATACGATAATTTAAAAGATGCCTCACATCCGGCTCAATCCAGTTACCTTTAACCGCCTCTTCAATTAGATAGTTTAACCGATTAATTGCCCATTTACAAAACTCGTTAAAGATTAACGAGTTTTTTATTTCGTTAAGTGTTTCGGTTGGTAACTCAAAAAGTTCCTCATCACTATATCTCACGTGCGTCCTCCTTCATATTTATTTTTTCAAGAATATCTATCGTATTTTGTAGCATTTCAAGACTACGACTTAATTGCTTCGGATTACGGGTAGAACACTGTAAAATGAGTACTATTGCCACTTCAACAATTTTTTTGCTGTCGTATACACTTTTTTTGTACAACATATAATCAAGTTTTGCGTTGTTAAATTTTGAACTGAACCATCGCACATGATAACCAGTAAGTTCAGATAGTTCATTAGTTGTCAGTAACATCCTATCTCCAATCTGATGGAACAAAGATATCTCGACTGTCACACATGAAAATGGGAGTAGTCTTTTCAGTAGCAAGATCGGGAACCCAACGCCCTTCTGCCCCAAACCAATCACCTTTTTTATATGGATTATTCCCAATAAAAAGAACTTTTAATCGTGCCTTTGTTTGGGATAATAGTCCAGTATTTCTATCGTGATGTGCTAACCAAATAATAATTAAAGTTGAGTTTTCTTTTTCAATAATATCGCCGATTTTTCCGGTAACGGCACTCATCCCTTTTCTAATATTCATTTATAAGCTTTTTTGCTTCGATCTTTGACCGAGCCTGAATTAATTCCCACTGTTATAAAAGAGTGTTTATCTCCTAATAATGGTATTCCATGTTTATTCATTGCTACATTATTTAAAGTAATTCCATTTACCGTAGTTGCTATCCCACTACGGTGCTGGTTACGATTTCGTTTTTGACCCATTTTAAAATTCCTCCATTACATCCCAAAGGCAGTCGGCTACAATGGCCTTACCTCCGCTGTTTATTATCATAGCAAGGTGTAGTTTTTGTAGTTCTGTTACCTTAGATTTTTTACCTTTAGCCTTTACTTCTACCGCACAAAATTTACCATCTTTGCAGAATAGAATATCAGGAACCCCACTGACATTTGCTTGTACAACTTTTATTACATAGTATCCTCTTTCTTTAAGATATTTGATAATCTCAGCTTGTATTTTACTTTCCAATTTTATTCTCCTTTATTTTAATGATTCGAGGAGTTTATCTTGAGTAGCCTCTTTACTCATTAGAACACTCATCAATCTATTCTCAATCTCTCCAACTGCCAAGTGCATCACTCTTACATGATTTTTTTGCCCTTGTCGATATAATCGTGCATTGAACTGTTGATATAGTTCTAACGACCATGTAAATCCAAACCAAACTATTAAGGATCCTCCATCTTGTAGATTTAATCCATGTCCTGCCGAAGCGGGGTGAGCTATCAACTGTTTGATATTTCCCGCATTCCAGTTTTCAATCGTTGAACTGTTTTTATCAAGCACTCGTGCATTTGGAAATGCTTTTAACACTCGCTCTAACTCATGTCGATAGTTATATGCTATTAATATATTATCATTAGGATTTTCTTCGATGATCTCTTTTAACATTTCAATTTTAAGATCGTGGATATATTGAACTTCTTTTACTTCGCTATACACAGCACCGGAACAGAACTGTAAAAGTTTGTTACTCAGTGTAGCGGCACTCATCGCTGTAATCTGATTTTCCTTACCTAAGTTCAAAACCATTTCTTTCTCAAAACGATTATAATCTTGAAGTAATTTACCCTCAAGATTATTATGGACAATTGATGGGATATAGTCAGGAAGAGTAAGATAATCCTCAGCCGACATAGATAGAATTAAATCTTTAATGGACTCTTGAATCTGATTAACGGAACCACTGCGAAGAGTATAGGTATATCCCATATAGTCCTTATCGAAAAAACGATCACGATAAATTCCAATCGTTCTACCAAGACGGATCCCACTATCGAGTAAAAACATTTGTGACCAAATATCAATGTACCCATTTGATGCCGGAGTACCGGTTAATTCAACTATCCGATTAGTAAACGGTAAAACTTTTTTTAAAGCTTTAAACCGTTTTGACGAATGGCTTTTAAATGATGAACTCTCATCGATAACTACCATATCAAAAGTCCATTTTTTACCAAGTATGTTCACGAGCCATTCAACATTTTCCCGATTGATGATGTAGATATCGGCTGATCGTTGTAATGCAGAGAGTCTTTCGGTAACTGATCCAGTGATGATTGAGAACTTGAATCGATGTAAGTGACTCCACTTCTTAGCTTCACTATGCCATACATTATTAGCTACCCTTAGAGGAGCTATGATAAGCACTTTATATACATCAAATTCATCAAACATTAGCTCATCAATCGCAGTTAATGTTGTAGCTGTTTTTCCTAAACCCATATCAAGCCATAATGCCGATTTGTGCTTTGTCTTAATATGGGTAACCCCACGGTTTTGATAACTATGCATATCGGATCTATTTAACATAAGATACTCCTAAATCCTCAAGCACTGCTATCGCCTCCTTATAATACCAATCATAGTTTAAATTGGATGGGATTTCATCCAATATATCCATCATGGGGTGTACACCTTCTCCGGTTTTCGGAACGAGATTACCATTTAGTTTATAGTTGATACTACATCCATCGGTTGAGTAATACCATCGCACCATTTTACCAAGGTACTTACCATTCCAGACTCCTCCGCCATTGACTGTTCGTGCGGATAGAAACTTATTTACATCAGTACATTCATTGATCGTGTCCTCCATTGGAGTAAAATTAAGAATATATTTTCGCACTGCCTCAAATACGATTGGGGTTTGTAGCCCTTTGCTTAATGATGGTTCAGCATAAATACCTTTCGCCTTTACCTTACCTTTGTACTTTGCTATATAATTATTCACATCACGAGCATATAAACCAAGGTATTCGCCATGCTCCATTTCATAACCGGTTATTAGCTCAAGATCAAATATTATCGTTTCTGCCAATTGTATTTTATCACGATGACAATAATATTCTAACCCATCTGTATTTGCTGATATTACTGAGATATCATTAGCTTCAAACTGCTCGATGAGCATTAGCAAAGTTAGTTGACCGGTGATTGTTGTGCCGAGTAATAAATCGGGAGAATAAAGTACTGAATATTTAGATCCGAATTTACCAAAGGATCCGTTAATTGTAATCTTTAACGAGTCAGCAGTAAGAGTGTCGCCTTCTTGTTTGGCACGAATACGTCTGTTTACAATTCGGCGATAAACATCAAGAAATTTTTTACCAAGATGTTTAGGGGCGAGGGAGTTATTCAAAATAATAAAGGGATAGTATGAAGTAAAGTCAGCATTTCGGAGTACGTGTGTATCTGTACTTGTTACTGCCAACTTTTTTTCCTGAGAATGCAATCCACCAATACCCATTTTATAGGTTGTGTTACCGATAATAATTTTTTTATGGGCTAATTCTTTTGGCATTTCAACTTGACCATTACTCGTAAGTGAAAATGATGTACTATTTACAAGATCAAGAATATCATTCAGAGTATTTGATTTGAAATGGATATAGTCAGGTGCCTTGTATTTTGCCGTGTAATATGAGGGTAAGTCCGGTCTATTTACGATAACTCCAAGTGATGATAACTCTGAAACGATAACTGCCTCAGCGATTTGTGCATCAGACTTAGAGCGGAGATCCAAACCATACTCTTCACCCATTAATATCCGAAGATTAATACGATCAGTGATAGCCCTATAAAGATCAATTGTAACTTCAAGATCATTCTCACAATACCGAGAGATTTCGTCAGCTGTTTTTCGATCAATTGGTAATTTAGGATCAACAAAAAAGTCCCATAATTTTTTAGAGCGAATCCGAGTACCGTAATTTTTTAACGATATCATTACAGCAGGGGCTGGATCACAGATATCAAAATGATCCATTTTAGGATAATCAAGACTAAGATCACGCATTGCCATCCGTTCGGACTGACCTCCGATAAGTTTCATAGATTGCTTATGTAGCTTCTCACAGGTAGCACCGGATAGTGCGTATGCGATCATTGGTAAGTCATAATTTTTGGAGTTAAAACCAAAAGTAGTTTTAGTGGAGAGAATTGATTTTATCTGAGAGATATCGCTTTTTGATAACATAGCCTTTTCTCCATAGGCTTCAAACTTCATTACCTTACCGCTATCTAAACCTTTTACTGCGAGTAACCAATAATTAGGAAGGCACTCGGTGTCAAGGACAACTAACTTTTTCATTAGTAAGCCTTTTTATAATGTTCACATAACGTACTTATTGGTAGCTGTGCTTTCCAAAAGAATGAGTCTGTGTTATTACAACAACACATACCTTTATTTTTATCATATACATATCTACAGGTATCACAACAGCGTTGCTCCAAATATGCAATGTCACACTCTAATTTATCAATTACACCTTCAATATATTCTAATTCCATTTTAAATCCTCCTTGCGCTATACGATTTTTCATTTAGAGTTTTTAACTCTACTCTACCCCTCAAAAGGGGTAGGTAAAATTAAAGATCGTCAATATCGTCAAAATCTTCATCGATGTCAACGCCACCTGCACCAAATGGCTCACCGTCTGCAACAAACTGAACACCTAATACATTACAAAGAAGTTGTTTACCACCTTTAGGGTGATCGCTATACCAAAAGTCAATAATTGCATTGACATAACAACCTGCATAAACGATTTCATCTTCTTCTGCGATTGGAGTTTTATCACGATTAATCACTGTGATACGCTTACTTGATGAACCTTTAAATGCGATCTTGTTTTCGTAACCATCGTATTCTTTAGTATCACCATCGATCATAAATGTACGTTTCAACCCTTTAGGAATTTTACCGGCACCGAATTTTTCAAGAAGGAACGCCTCAGCCGCATCTTCAATCATCTTGATTTGTTTTTTGTCTTCGTCTTTATCAAGAAGAAATGTAGCTTCAAATTTAGTAGCTACGCCATCGAACACCGCTTTTTTAAATAAACTTGGAAATGAAAGTCGAGCATTTGTGATTTTAATTTTTGGCATTGTATATCCTTTTAGCCTTTTAATTTTAGTCTTTTACTTTGAACGTTATCAGGGAGTGTATTTTTTATTTTTATTATATCGATACACAGATTAAAGTGTATCGAAATTTTCACAGATAGCATTGATCTCCGGTCGCTTGTCACTTTCTGAAACAAGTACTGGATCTCCATGAGGAGTTATCCATGTTGAATTAAGATCATCGGCATCTTTTTTACCAATCAACTTCAAGGCTTGAGTCGGAGTGATCATTTTCTTTGTGAAAATTTCATCATCTGTTTTGCCTTTATCTTTAAGAACTTTTAATGCAAGAGCTTCATTGGCCCATGCTTTGTGTTTAGTTGACTCAACAATTTTATAGCCTTCAATTTTATCTCCGGATTGTGCCCGTTCAAGAGCTACCTGACTAACTGATTTTAGAAATCCGGAAATTAGATCCATATTGTCAAGGATACGTTTGATATGCTCGTTACTGATTTTATCAACTTGACCATCAATCTCTTCAAGTTGATTAAACTCTCCGGTAATAATATCATTGACGTGATTGAATAACGCTATACAATCAAACCGATGTAAGCACCATTCACATCCCTTCTTTGTTGGGTTAAACGGTGCATCTTTACTAAGAGCTAACTTTGCTCTTTCTCTTACCCAATCTGACCATTCAGCTAAATGGTCGGGTGTAGTAATCCATTTATCAAAATGATTGGCACGAGGTTGAACGATATGAAGAACTACCTCTTCGATATCATCGATCATAAACTCATACGTAGATAAAGCTCCAATGCCATAAAGTTGTAGCTGAGTATTATTCTCAGCATAAACAATGTTATGACCAAATTTTAGATCAATTACATGGAGAGTTTTTCCAATAATTAAGATCGTATCTGCTGTACCGAACCCTTCTGGAACAACGTGGCTGAAATCAAGTCTAACTTCTGTCTCAGCGATAGAATATTGACCCTTATAAGACAATACATAGTCAAGGTATTCTTGAACACCTTCTACCATTTCCTTATCAACGATCACGCCTTCAATCTCTTTGCCCAACATATCATCAGGCTCATTGAGTTTACCTAATAGACATAGCTCTGCAAGAGCATGGGCGGCAGTGCCATACGAACTTGCAGAATTTGATTTGTTTTCGTAAGGTTCACACGCCTTCACCGAGGCGGGACACGACAACCATCGAGCGGAACTTGATGCACTTAGTTTAGCGTGTTGTGACATCGTTTATCCTTTGAGCATACATTTGTGCTTGACTTCTAATGTCTTTTGATAATTTTCGAGCAAAATACATTAGTTTGTTATCCAAACCTATCATCAAGTTGATTGATTGTTGCAAATTATGTTTATCACACTCTAACTCGTAAGCTAAAAACTCAGGGGGCATAGTTACTTTTTCCATAACTTACTCCAATTCCTTAAAGGCTTTCATCAATGCACTATAATCAGAGCTTTTAACTTCGCTGAGTTTATCAGCAAACTGACTGATAGCCGCTTTGACTTTATCACGATCAACTTTTTTTACAAGATCCTGAGCTTTTTCTTTCAAGTCCTGTAAAGTGATAGAAGATTCATTTTTGTCTTCGGTAGGTTCAGGTATAGGCTCCACCCCTTTCGTGTCTTCTACCTGTGTTTCTGTGCGTTTGGCACGTGTCTTTTTAACTGGAGCGTCTTCAACCTTTTCTTCTACCGCTAATTTACCTTGGATATGTTGTAGATTTTCATGAGTTTCATCCGGTGTTGCACCAACAGGAGTGAGTAATTCGAGAATGGCAAAAAGCCCTACACGTTGTTGACCATTTAGTTCGTTAAGATTGATTATTAATTGCATTTTATTTTCCTTGTTATAGTTCATCGATATCAAGATTGGCAAATTCGTTTAGAATTTGTTGTTCTTCATCGAGGGTATAAGGTTTAAGTGTAAGTCGATAATAGCGGTGAACTTTATCACCTAATCGAACTCGTTGCTCATCACCGACTAAAAAGTTTGATAACTTTTCTGCGTACTTGTTATGGTCAATACCGGATAACTCCGATAAAAGATCCAGTGCCAATTTATAAACATCGCCCTTACGCTTTGAGAAATACTCCCCATTGCGATGGAGATAATCTCCGACTTCATTATCACGAGCATTGTTTTTAATCTCCACAATGATGTGCTCTGATATCCCATAAAGAAACTCATCCAAGTCATTGTTTGTCGGAAGTCTATACTTCGCTTGTAGTTCATGAAGTTCTAATTGAGTACCATTGCCGTTTACTGTTTCAATAAAAACTTTACGGAGATATGACGCAATTACAGCACTGTATTTAGTCCTGTCTGCTTTAAATAACTCACCGCTCGTAACTGAGTGTTGCATTTCGGTTTCAGTCAACTCAATCTGTAAAAATCGATTATAAAGCTCGTCAGAGTTATTCCGAGTTGCCGCCTTATGGGTAGAGGTTAAGATAGTAAAAAGCAGGGGTAGTACTTGAGTACCATAACTTCCGAACTGATCTATCTGTATCTCTTTGTCCATATCTTTGATCTCTTGCTCAAGTGCGCTGTTCGTTTCGTCTATGAGCAATAAACCGGTTTTCTTGATACCTTTGATGATATCAGCCCCGACACCCTTGTCACCACGTAGTGCGTTTAAAAGTCGCTTCATGGTGATCTTTTGAAAGTTAAGATGTGAAGCGATTTCACTCTTACCTGTGTTTGACGGAGCGACCAACATCAATCGATTTAACTTTGTTTCTTTGAACTTGATCGATAAGGCGATCAGTTTAACTATGTCTATTACTTTACCATTCCAAACCCCCTCACAAAATTCTTTCACAATATCATCATCAATCTCACCGACATAGAAGTTGTTAATTGGGTTTTTCCACACAGTTAGAAAATTGAACTTAGATTCTTCACTGCTCTCCAATGAGAAACTGACGATTGACTCAGCCGTGTAATCCAACTTATGACGGATATCGCCGATCGAAGTGGTTGCATTTACAACCCTCTCCAATTCTTTGATATAGCCATTATTCATCAAGTGTTTTTTAACACTTGATATATTTAGATCCTCTTCTATGATCGATCCAATTTGAAGCACATAGCTATTGCCCTTGAGATAAAGTTTTACATCATCCGGAGCTTCTGTCTTGATATCAGGTGTATAACTCACAGACTTAGACCACATGACACCACGTTTACGACCATAAAAATCTTTACCCATATCTTTCTCAATAATCTCATCAGCCAACTTTTGACGGTTTTCTTTTGATATTTTTGATTTTGATATTTCAAGAGCGATCTCTTCTAACTCTTTGGTACTTTTAGCCGAGTTGATCTTTGCTTTGAATACCGAGTTGTCTTTTTTGTTTACCATCCCGATAATCTTTTTGTAAAAATCAGGAGCTTCCGCCACACTCATATGGTATTTCTCAGCGATCTCGTCCTCAGTAGCTGAGTAGCGTTTAGCTTTCTGCGACCATTCAATAGCAATCTCAAGTCCTTCATCTCCTCCGAGATCCCATGAGTTAAGTGCCATGATGACTTGTTGCCATCCCCCCTCATAACTCATATCCGGATCAAGATTCTCAAGGAACTCAAGCAGTTCCTCTTTAGGGGTTCGGGTCATGTAATGCTCATCAGCATCAATACCCCCGTATTCATTGCCTCGTACAAATTCTTTTCTTAACTCAAATAAACCTCCATCACTTTCAAGTGTAATTTTTCCCGATATAAAGTACTCATCGATAGGATCATCGAATGAATACTCCCCGTAACCTTCTATGAACTGACCCCCACACATAACCCACTCCCGACCGTGACATTGGAAATCGATATCCGGATAGCGGGGTTGAGATTTTGCCAATTTCACCCCATCGTTAATACGTAGGTAAACGTGCCCTCCTCCGGATGGGGTAGTTACAACATTGTCGAGATTTTTATTGAGATCCTCACGAAGTTTAGTAAGCGACTTATCGCCAACTTTACCTTTTTTGGTATCCCAATCTACAACAACGATATCCGAAGGGGGAACCCCTCCATAGATTTTTGTAGGATCATAGTCACATGACGGTGAGTTCATATCATTCCACCCTCTTGGTGTTGAATATTTACCCTTTACCCCGTTGCCATCTTTAGCAACATAAAGTGCAAATAATTTCCACCCATCAGAACGGTATGCATCGTAGATATGCTTTTCCATCTGCGCCTCAGCAATAGTAAATTTAAGGGAGAGCTATGAGGTGCTGATTTCCATAGTTCATTTAAACCCTTAACGGGAAGCTCCGAAGAACCCCGTGGGAGATCAGCACCCCGTTAAAGATTTAGTATATTGTGCCATTTAAAAAGCACGGTTGTCAAGATAATTTAGTGTTACGAGCATGACAACAAATTGACTACACTGCTGTACACGCCAAAAAGCCCTAAAAATAGGGCTTTATAAGGCTATTTTTTATTTGTGTACAAGTAGTCAATATATAAATAGATTGTAGAAATAAAAAAAATAATTTGTATAAAAATTATTTTTTTTCTATAAAGGGTACAATGATTTTGACTTGTACACGTGTACACAACCAAAACCACTTCAAACTCCCACGGTACCGTGCTTTGCCGTCATATTGAACTCTAATAGTCTGTGTACAACGATTAAGGTTTTCGACTTTTTATGAGTAATTATCGGTCGATTTACCCCATTTGCTAATTTAAGGTTATCTTTATATTCATTATTTTGTAGCCTCATCTAACCAAACCCAGATCGAATACCATACAGCTATCACCATGACAATAGCTATCTCAACGTTATTATTTTCAAACCATTTTTTCATTTTTAGTCCTTAATTTCTTTTTCATCAGGTAATAAATTTAATAACCATGATTTATGTTTGCTCCACCATTCTAATGCACCATTATCCATCTCTTTTATTCTTTCATCATTAAAGCTCCTCCAATTCTCGATAGTATGTTTTTGACAACCGATTTTAAGCATTGATCCCCAACGGTGAATGTTATATTTAAGTCCACTTATAAAAATTAAAGCGGAGCCTTTATGGTTGAAAGATTCGATCCATTTACTGGCTTCGATACATGAACCCGCTTCGATCCATTCCCCTGCTTTGATCCATTTATCGGAGTTTATCCATCCACCAGATTCAATCCACTCACCGGCTTCGATCCATTCACTGGCTTCTATTGATCCACCGGCTTCTATTGATCCACCGGCTTCGATCCATCTACCGACTTTGATCCGTTCACTGGAGTTGATCCATCCCCCTGCTTTGATTGACCCGTTAGATTCTATCGATCCCCCTGCTTTGATATATCTATCAGCTTTGATCGATCCTTTGGCTTTGATCGAGCCACTGGATTCAATCCATTCACCAGAGCTTATCCATCTTCCGGCTTCGATTGATCCGTCAACTTTGATGTATCTATCGGATTTGATTGATCCGCCGGTTTTGATATACCCATCGACCTCGATTGATCCGCCAGAATTAATTGATCTATCGGCTTCGATCCATTTACTGGAGCTTATCCATCCACCAGCTTCAATCGAGTCACCAGATTTGATCGATCTACAACCTTCGATTGATCCACCAGATTGGATCGATTCACTAACTTCTATTGACTCATTGGCTTCTATCCATCCACCGGCTTTGATTGTTCCCTCAACGTATAAACATTTGTCAAGTGAAAAATTGATGGAAAAATCAAAAGTTATTGATCCTTCATACACATAACGGTCATTTTCATTGATTAGACCTTCGTAATCTTTATCTACTATTAATACATTTTCCATTTTAGTTTACCTCAAACATAACATTTGTCATGAACACTTGGATATTTTCAAGGGTGAACATCTCCGATAATGGTAATGTTTTTCCCTCAGAATCAACTCCCCCCGCAACTACTAAGTTTCCAAATAATGGATCGGGGTAACCCATAACAAGACGACCATAATTGTGCTTTAACAACCCCTCGTCATCTAAGAAGATTGATACCGGCTGACCTACCCAATCCAAACTTACCACATCGAAAAGAGACGATCCAATTAAAGGATAGTAGTCTTTGTAGGATTTAATATCCACCTCTTTTACAATTGTTCTTTTGTCCTCGTTAATCGTTACTTGAATTGCTCTCATCTGATTTCTCCGTATTTTAAAATTGAAAACATTGCTTGGCGAAACGCCACCTTATCCCCTACCTTGAATTCATGTAATTCTATCCATTCTTGATTACTCATATCGATAGAGTTAAACGTGAATGATGGGAATTCACCTATTACATAATTAAGCGTATGAGTAAAGCACATGGCTACCCATTGCTTCATCGATACTTGCTGAATTATAAACCATTGTTGATGTTTGTTACTACCCAAGTAACTAAATCCTTTTTTGATCGTCATTTGAACACCTCCTTTTCAAATTTTGACAAACTATCGTTATCATTAAGGGCAATAAAGTTTTTATGTATAATAGGTGTCCCATAGCCGCTATTCGTAACTCCGATCTCTTCCATTAACTTAAAATGCCCTCGTCTAAAATAGGACGGACTTAATACGGTACTGACTTTAGAATAATTTAATGGTTCGTTATAGTTTTTAACCTCCATAATTGTCATAAGTGTATTATGGTTCCTCATACACCTTCGTGTTGTAGATACCGCTTTTAAACTCACTTGAATATCATGATCTTCCAATATTCGGATAATTGCAATAAGTTTCGCCGCATTTTTAACAATGGTATCTTTATCTTGAACCGCATTAAACGCCGCATTGAAATAAATATCGAGTTTTACTAATTCAACTTTGTTTACTACTGGTGTTAGCCATGTTTCCGGAACTCCAGATAATACTAAGCCAATATCAAAAAACTCTCCCGTTACATCGAATTTATAAGAGGTTAAAACATCTTTATACTGTTTTTTTAACTCTTTGACTTGAGCATTGGTATCTATCTTAATTTTAGCTATCAAATCTTGATCTCCGGTATCCAAAAGATTGATGTACTCCCTCCATGTTTCAGTACCACTCCACTCACTTTCTTTCATTGATGCTAAATAACCTTCTCGTGTAGGTGCTGATCTTTCGATCATAAACTCTCTCCATTCGTGAAGACTTTTAATTTCCAATATCCGAATATCAGTTATTGCTTTCATATCATCTTGATCAATAAAAGAAGGAACTTTTTTCAAATGTTTAAAAGGTATTGTAGGATGTTCGGTTATGATTTTCATGGTTTACCCCCTTACCAATTAAATTCATCGTCAATAATTTCTTTATCCTCCGGAATATCATCTATTTCGATTTCATTAATCTCCGGTAATGGCTCTTTTTGAATATTTACTTTTGGAACCTCTTTAGGTTCTACTAAGGCTAATTCAACCGCCTTAGCTTTCATTTTATCTGTAATTGTTCGTAAGATAGACTTACGGGCATCATCACCCATCGCCTTAATGATCGTCATTTCAATCACTGCATCGATGTTTACTCCGGCTCGTAATAGCTTTGCTCCATCATAGGATGATCGTGGCGTGATTACGATGTTATCGAGTTCTCGATCTGCTAATTTACGGCACTCTCTCACGATCTCAAGCCATCCATCATTATCTGTTAATCTTTTTTCTAAGTCTTCATCAAGTAGCCACTCAATTACAACAAATCGGTCGATAGTTGCTTGATCAAGTTTATTCCGAGCTGTAAATCCACCACTTGCACCTCTCAAATTTGTGTTAGCGGTGCCTACGAAACGAAAATTTTTGTGAGCGTATAATACCTCTCCATTTGCGGGAGTTTCCAAAAATCCGTTTGAGATAGCACTATTCAACAATACAAGTACATTTGCGGAACACGCATCCATTTCATCGGCTAAAAAAACTTTACCGTTTCTAAATGCATCCACAAAGGCCGATTCCCGATAAACCCCCATAGCATCCACAAATCCCAATAAGTCCGTTTTTGTGGTTTGGTTACTAAATGAAATAGATCCAAACTTTAGGCCCAATGCTTCCGCTATTTGAGTAACGGATTGAGATTTACTCAATCCGGCCCCTCCGGTAATCAATACGTTTAATCCCTTAATCGCTACAATTTGAAGGAGTTGTTCAAATTGTTTATGAACTAACGAAAACTTTTTCCCCTCTTTTTCCCCATCCAATTTTATGGTGAGGATTTTTTGGGAATTTTTTGCTACATCTTCGAGCATATTTTTAATTTGCCCCTGAATGTCGATCTCTGCCATTTTTCCGGCAACAATTTCCCCGATAATTGGTGCAAGTGCTTTTCCCAATAAATCTGTATTTTCCATTTTTATAACCTCCAATTTTTTGATTAAGTCCGTTTAAGTATTCCGTCATTTATCCCGAATATATTAATGATCATGTTTTGTAGTTTACTCGTTGTCTTTGAGTAATATGCATTATCAAAATATCCTGATTTATCGCTGTAAATCAATGTTGAGTACGAGTAAATTTTATATTCCCCCTCCTCATATATCGCATGAGCACTATTCCCTGTAAATACTTTTTTTGCCGAAATAAAATTCGGCATCTCTTTATTTGTTACCTTCATTTTTTTTGTCCTTTTATTGTTTTTTAATTGATTTAATTAAATCACCTTAATTAAGTAATACCCACACGCCATAATTAAATCCATAGCTTTAGAAACAAATTTTGCTTCAGTGTGGACAGTGTGAACATATCCAGCCCGATTCATGTAAGTAATCGCCATCATCATAACACCCCTTTAGTGATCAAATTAGATAACCGTGTGATTATCTTAAAACATCACTAAAAAGTATTGTAGTGGTAATGCAACGGTTAAATATTTCCCGTGCATAGCTACAATAGTTTTTAATTTTAGGGTGTATATTCGCTCCACCCGCCTAAAATTTTCGTGTACTATTTCCCACGCCTCTCATGTTCAGCCTATACCCTTGAGAGGATTTATTAACAATAAATTTTCAATTATCATGATAGTTGAGTTACTATCAAAACATCATTACATCATTTTTTATTAATTTGCCACTGCATTTATAAAAAATAAGATTAATTTCGGTTACAACACGTAACCGAAAACGCCACAGTAAAGCGATAAAGGATAATTACACCGCTGTGCGCCTTTATCGCTTTATAATAGCGTTCCCGCTCTTTAAAGAGCGGTTACCATTAAATTAATTTCGGCCTTACTTAAGCCTAATCCCTTGAGAGTATCAAATTTTGTTTTTAACCCTCTTTCTAAGATAAGCTTATTTGCTCGATCATGTTTATAGTTAGTTATCACCTCTTTAACCTCACTTAAATATTCTTCCCCCTCGTCCTCTTTAACGTCAATATCCATTAACGAGTTCACCGTGCTTTTTTGAACAGAGCATAGATTTTCCGCTTGAGATAGCGTTAGTAATTCCTTACGAATTACATATCCGTCAACGAGCAATTTTTTAGCAAGTGTAACGGCCCGTTTAGTAAATGGATCAGAGTTTATTTTTTCGTCTGCGAGTAATTTAGTGAGCACCCATTTTTGAGCTAATCTTTTATTAGCAAAACTGATGTGACTTGCTTTTGCTTCGGAAATAATAAGTGCAATTATTTCGTTTATTACTGTCGCTCTAACGTCTTTAATCTTTTGAGCGTTAGCCGTCATTGTGAGGAGTTTATCATTAAGTGCATTTAATACTGTTTTCATTTTTTAGCCTTTTTGCCTTTTATTGCGATCGCATTGCCGCCGGTTGGATGATTAAGTCATCGACTTGGTTTCTATGGTGTTATTATCTCACAACTTGGAAT